TTGTGGTATAAGGTATTTCAGTTTTATAACAGGAAGACATTTGATCTTCTTGTTTTTAAGAATGAAATATTTATCCTTATATAATCTGATAATAACTCCAAAAAGACTAAAACGACTTAAGTATATATTTCCTTTTTGATATCAATCAAAAAGAATTGTATACACTATGTATGGATTGTAAATATTATCTACAAGACCATTCATAGGTAAGCCTGTTATTTCAATACCGTTTCTTATTCACCTCTTTGCAAATTCATACGTATCTTTTGATACATGTGTTTTGTGAGGAGAAACATCAACACCCATTTTTTGTAAAACAACTGTATACATCTTGGCAACTTTATCGTTTTTAATAACGATATCGTCACCTAAGATTATATAGTCGTTAAATGGATAGCATCCCGAAAGGTATGCTGACCATTGCACAACTAAATGATGTGTTAGTGTGAAAGCGGGTCATGATGAATATGCTCCCATAGGTTGACCAACTGAATATTTCAGTTGTTCACCTGAGGGCGTCATAAACAATCTATTTGTAAGCAGATTTTTCCATGCGTTAGCAATTTTGGTTCCTAGAATTTCTTCTATTAACCTTTCTTGTAAACGTACGGGAAATCTATCAGTTGCACTTGAAAGATCCAATGAATGGAAATTATTTTCATCATCTTTTCATGAATTGTAAGGATCTTGGGTGTATGTACGATCTTGGTCTATTGTTTTCAACATAGAAAACAGTAGGTCATTAATTGGTTTTAGAGTTACTTGTGTAAAGTAATCTAAAATTGCAATTATTCGCATTTTACATTCAGGATCTTTTACAATACTAAGACGGGATACTTGAGGTCTATTTTTAATTAGATCTTTATTATCCTCATCTATGTAGTTATTAAAACTTCATGTATAAAGTTTCTGAAAATATTCAAATAGGGTTTCACCAATAATATCTAGGATTCACTGCATTTGATTATAATTAAGATATAAAACACTCTTAATTATTGTCATAGAAGATGGACCAGCTGGACCTTGTTTTGTATTAAGGAATAAACATTCCTTTGTATACTCAAGATTCCTTTTGGGTCATGTCTTTGCAAATTTTCTGATAAAACCACGGGGTATAATATACTCCTTGGTTGGACCAGGATTTGTAATTG